ACTTTCATTGTTTCCCTCGTTGTTCCTCTAAATATCTGACAACTTCACAGCATGAGTTTTAATTACGAAAATCAAATATTTCATCAGTGCTGTCGCATCATCCTCAGACAATTCGACTGAAACATCACGCCAGGAAGACGACGAGAAGTTACGGCCCCCTGTATACCCAAGAACACGACCATCCTTCTTCTTAACGAGAAAGGCCTTGAGGTGGTGACTTTGTGTCAGGAACCAGGAGACATTCGGCCATGCATCGAAATGGGCATTATTCCTTGCGTCCCTCTTCTTGGATTTTGCAATGCAATGTTCACAATCAGGAGTACAGATGATCGGGTCGCTCTCTGAGAGCAGGAAAATCACCTTCTTACCTTTATTTGACAAACCTAGAATCTTCTGGGGACGACGATCAAAACTATACTTAGCTGCCGTGTTCTCACCGGTGTCTGAGATTCCAGCGTACATTCCATACGTCGAAATCATGATCGTTTCGGTGTCTTCCTGGGATGCCTCCCAAAGAATTGTGTCCCAGTATTCTTGGCTGTCGGTAATCATTACTTTTTCCACGGGATTGTGCGGGCATCCTGGGTGTCGAAATCATACACGTAAACTTCGATGCCCTTGGCGATCAACTCTTCATTCACGATTTTCTCAATCTCTGACCATTTGCCGCCAGCCAGACCACAACCAATTCGAGGCATGTGAACTGAGGCATGCATGACACCTGCATATGCAGCAACCTTTGATAAGCAGGAAGCTAAGGCATCATAACGAATCGGCGGGATGGCATCTTTCGTAAAGATGCCATGCTGTGCAATCATGTTTACGACCGTGATTCCGTCAGATGATTCAACATATTGAACTTCGCCCAGACTCAGACGAGGCTGGCCTAGATGAGCTTCAGGAGGGTTTCCTTGATACCAGCTTCTGTACGCAGTTTCTGCAGCAGGATGTTCCTTCGATAAAGACAGGACAAATCCGCGGCCCCACCCGCCAATATCGTTGCAGATATGCGTGATTAGTTTCGTGCCTTCACCGATTGGTTTTGTGGCGTCGCCGTTGACATACTTGATTTCATTTTTCATTCTCTATTACTCCTAATTCATATTTCGCGAAGGGTCTTTTGTCTTTATCTTCTTCAAAGAAAAACCATTCCATCCGATCGTGAAATTGTAATGTTACATATTTCGCATCGGGATCTCGTATTACCCCTGAGCACAATGCTGGGCCTCTGTCATCACGATCACACCTATATGTTGTTTGACCGTGATAGCTCTTCGATGATAGCATAAGCTGGGTGAGCCTTACTAGATCGCCCTTCTTTGGCATCCTTCCGATGATGTTTACCCATTTTTGCGACATTACATCTCATCTCGTGGGCCGTCCCAGCCGCGATAATAATCTAGGGCCTCTTGCATCACCTTGTCATAAAAATCGTTCTTCGTCATCTCCGGCCAGCCTTCCTTTAGGGATGCAGCCATCCACCCATCAAGGTTCAGTGCCAATCCCTTTGCTGCGTACGCGGCGAAAGATGTAATTGAGGCTTCCCTGGCTAACATGCTCCAGGATGACGTTTTGTAATAGCTGAACCCGGCCACGAAGAAACCAGTTTCGAGCTCAAACTCCTCGTGCTTCTCAACGTAGAAGTTGTCCAGGTGGTAACCCCAGACGATCCTTCCTTTCTTTGGAACGAATACACCATGGCCACCCATGTTGTGCATCTCGCCGATGTAAAGAAGTGTCTCCCCTGTTTTCCATGGGTACGAACTTGCGTAACCTTTGGGAGCACAGAAAACCACGGCGATGTTCTTGGCGGCGGGATATTTCTGGACATAGTCAGCCAGGTTTGTCATCTCATTTTCAATAAACTTTCGTGTTTGTAGTTTCATGATTTTTTCCGTGATGGGACACATACGCTCTTGTGGATCCATGGGCGTTTCCTGCCATGTTTGAGACGAAGATATGCATCCCATTTATCAGCTATTTCATAGACCTCGCCGGCGTATAAGTCAACAACAACCCTGCCGGCTTTATTACGACCACCGATCACAAAATCCGGGCTATCAAGTCCTGTTGGATCCACAATCATGATTTTGTCACCGATTTTCATTTATCAAGCCTCCAGCAAACGAAGGTGCCGAAGCGAAGCGAACCATCCTCCGTCTCTTCCTGGTATCGACATTCTGCAGTCATGCCCAGGAAATCGTCTTTGTTATTCCAAATCTCGACACGTTGTTCGTCATCGAAACCAGAACCAATTTTCACCTCGACACCATTGTGGTCGACCCACACAGCGCCAAGTTTTCCAACATTCTTGCCGGTTCCTTCCTTGAAACCGATGACCTCAAGATCGATGTCGATGAAGGACTTCACCTTCAGCATGTCATGTGAGCGACCGAACTTGTAGACGGCGTCTGGGCTTTTGACCATGGCACCTTCGAAACCCAGCGATTCCCAATGGGCTTGATGTGATGCGATTGCATCCATTGACTTTTCAACTTCCTGTTGCTCGATGAGGAAGATGTTGTCAGAACCAACGTTGTCGAACAGTGATTCAAGCCACTCACGACGCTCCCGCATTGTTGCGACACCTTTTCGATTGTCCCACTCTTCCAGGGTGACATAGTCGAAAATGGTCAGGTACGATTTCGAAACGTTGGCACCGGTTTGGCGACGGTATTGACGCATCAAAGCAGTGAAATCTTCATCCATAACCTCGCCGTCGTACACACCCTCCGGCCACGTCGCCAATTGGGCGCCGATGGTATCATCGAAATTGCTGATTCGTTTACCTGAGCGGGCATACGATTCGCATGCGCCGTCCCGTACGATTGAAAGCAACCGGATTCCATCAAGCTTTGGCTCAAGGAAAACGTTCTTCGGCATCTTCTTGGCTGTTTTCTCGTTCCACTTGTCCGCAAGCTGGACTTTGAATGTCGTGATGAGCCCGGGAAAGACCTTGTTCGTGGTCGTTCGTGCGATACCAACGGCCGATTTCTTCTGAATCAGACGGCGCATCCAGTACTCATCTTCTGGGGTGACCTGAACCAGCACGTTGCAGATGGCGTCGCGGGCTGCGTTGCCAGTAAGCTCTCGTGCCTGGCACATTTCCAGCACGTTGAAAAGCAGCTCCCAAATTTCGGCATCGGTCCGTGGGTGTTTCACGTCAATGCGAAGGTTAATCTTCGGAACCTTCTTGACCCAGAATTGAATCGACTGGTCAAGGCTCAGCTTCAAAGCACGCTTCAGTGTCTCGTTGTCGCCGTTGGCTCGTAGAATGTCCAGTTTGGCATTTGTGCCTTTGGTTTCATTCACTGCATTCAAAATATCTGTAACACGCATTAGTTGACCTCTTTGTATCGTCCCCGGGAACATGTTTATTATACCACAACGGGACGTGTTTTACACGTGCGATACAACAGAACCATCAGGATAAATGATCCAAAGCATTTTCTTGACCTTTTTTGCATACCGAATTGTTGCCCATGTACCTGACCCACGCCACTGTTCTACCCATCCATCTGGGAACGCAAACATCATTTCGCTCTCGTCAACGATGTCGTGGTTCCTTGCTAGCGGACGTTTTTCTTCATGAATCGTGGCTGCCCAAGAATGAGCTCTTGCTCCTGGAAAATCGCATGGCCTGATTGTGATCTCATGGCCTTTTTCGACGGCCAACATATGTGCTTCTGTGTCTGCACCATGACAATCACCGTGAATCAAATGACAAAGTTTGGGGTACCGTTCAAGCAGTGTGAAAAACTTTTGATACTGTTCGTGTGACATGCCTTTCCTTGAACCGGTCATGCCATATTTCATTACGGCGCCTCAGAGCATTCGCATCGCTTAATTTTCAATTGCTTGGTCCGGGAGAACAATTTCGCCCTGTACTTCCCACATGAGGAGCACTTTCCGCAGGTGACGCAAACAGGCTTACCACCCTTTCCATTGCACTTATAGCATGAGGCACAATTCAATGTGAACCCAGATCCTGAGCATGTTGCGTCTTCATCCAGGGGTGCAGCACACCTGTAGCATTGTTCGTTCTTAATCATTTTGTTTCTCCAGCTTCTTATCATTTATCACATCGAACCATGCAATTTGGCATGTCGGGTAATCTTCAAACGTCCAGATTTCGCCGTTTATTAGCAAGCTTCCGACGCCGTCATGTATTGGTGGCTGTACACATAGCCCAAACTTCACATGTCCGCCGGCGATTATAATCTCATATCTTATCAAATCACCAGTCTTTGGGATCTGGTTGAGTTTTATCCTAGCATGGTTCACTCTCATCCCCTGCCCATGAAACCACTGTTTGACGGGCTTCATGGGATTCATTATTTAACTTCCTCAAACCATTGCTCAGCACTGTTGTCTCGGACGAAACCAAACTTGGTACCGCCGGCCAGCAAAATTTCGCCTGCCATGAGGTTTTTCGGATCGTATTCATTCAAAATCAGGCCCGGGATTGGTTCATCATTCATCGGATGACAATAATTCACCATCATGCCCTTTCTCGGCACGACTTCGAATCGTACATGAAGTGTTGCCAGCTGCTCAACGGCATCAGCAAGAAGCTCTGCGTCGATTTCGTCGGCTATCTGCTGGGCTACTATGCTTTTTATGGCATCTCTTTTTTTCAATGTTTCGGATAATTCCTCGGGCGTGTCCTCCTCAACAGCGGTCCACTTCATCTTTAGCTTTCGAGGCTTAGAAGAACCTTGTACTTTGGTTTCAAACCCGGGAATCTCCATCTTACTTATCCTCGTCGCAGTTGTGAAACTCGAAGTTGACATCGACGCTAACTGTCATTTTTGGGATGCAGATATGGTTTGCAAGGTTGTGCTTCTTAGCCTCTTTCGGCGTGAAGAACCAGTCTGCACCTCGTTTCTTCCTGCTAAGCTTCTTGAAGTAATCGTCCTTTTGACCGCAGTTTCGTGACATCATGGTGTACAGCATCTTATCAAGGCGTTTGGCTTCTTTCGTGCTAACTTTCATTTCTTCAATCTTGCCGACGGCCCATGACGAAACATCATGAATCAAATATGTCGCATCAGGTGAGCAAAATCGCATGCCTTCAGCCCCACACGATGCCAAAGCGGTGCCGCATGACATCGCCTTTCCAAGCACGATTGTCGCGACGGGCACCTCAGAGGCTTTTATCGTCGAGACCATTGATGTCAGCGAATATACTGCCCCACCGTAGCTATCAATCACGACAGGGATGACAGGCTGACCGGTCAACTGTGCTTTCCCCATATCCTCGGAGAACTTCTTGGCTGCTTCCTCATTGAACTTGTTGACATACACAATCACGGGCTCATTCTTGAGAACCGTCTCTGATTTCAGCAAATTACTCACTACTTTTTTTACGAACATTCTTTTCTCCTGATCAAATCTGTGAAATCCCTAACGCGGCTAAATCCACCGAAGGTCTCATATTTCCAATTCTCACCAAGAAATTTGGCGATGGTTGCATCATCTTGGGTCAATGCCCTAAAGTGCCACCTGTTTTCAGCATATGTGTCACGAACCACATAACGACTTGGCTTTCGTAACTGGGCAATCGCAAGATGCGTTTCTTCAGAAATGATAGACATAATCCTGTCCTCATGATCATCAGCGCTTGTGTTTTCCCACCTTGTGTAGAACTTTTGCATATCAGTCATCCTCGTTGTATTTGTACTCATATTCAAGATGAAATATCCCTGTCGAGGGTGCTGTCATGGGTTGAACAGAACAAATATCTTTCGCGGTCATGTGCAAACTCTTTCGCTTGGCGGTAAGTGCCTCTTGGGCTCCCTGCTCTGTTTTGTAGAACCGGTTCTTCCATTTCACTTTCTTACCGTCGAAAAGCAACGTTCGGGTCTCGGCATCGACAATTAGCGCAGAAAATGAACTGTATTGCATGAACGGGGCGTTGATTCCCAATGTCCAAATCAGATCTCCAGTTTTGAACTCATATTCCCTTGGCTCATTTTCCTTCATTTTGCTTCTCCAGAAAATGGAACGTGTCCGCTACGATCTTACGATAGTTTTGGCGTGTCAAAATCGGCCGATTACTGAATGTATGGCAGTTTTGAGTTGTGCATTTTGGGCACACGTAATGATGAATACCATTCATCCCTTGTGTACTGGCAGGCTGCATTATCAATTCGCACTTATCGCAAACAGGCGGTCCCAACATTTTCCTCTCCCTCTATGTCAGTCTCATCAACGACATCGAACTCATCATTTGTACATGATTCGTTCATTGTAATTTCATCGCCGTCTTTGTGTCCCATTTTGTACCAACGCTGGTCATTTGGGTTTCCATCGCTTGAACCGACGACATATATTCCAGTATATACAGAAGTGCCTGTTTTTTCACCGTCTTCGTTGGTTAGGGAACCTTCCGGCCAAAGTGTGGCACCCCGGAAGCATTCAGAGCCTTCCTTGAACCATGTGTCCGGCTTGGCGAAGTATCGGCGCTTGAACATGAAGTCAACCGTCTCAGAGGTTTCAGATGTTTCCGCGGTGCAACCATCGTCTGGGCATACCCAATCGACCTGCATCTCATAAATCCCTGGACAGGTATACAGGCAACCCGTGACCTCGATCACCTCACCGAATGCAGAGTATCCTGCTTCATCAGGTTTTTTATGCCTTACAATGTCGCCCTGCGCAAACTCATGCTGTGTATACAAATGCTTGATCCCTTTTGAAACCTGTTCCCAGGTAAAAAACAGTGGGCAGTTATTCCAGCGTTCGTAGTCTTCGGCGACTGCGAACTCGTTTTGACTCTTATCGAATTGAACAAACACACCATTGGAGATTGGAAACCGGCCTCCTGTAACGACAGTTCCTTTGAGCCAAATATAATCATGTGGTCGATGCCGGAATCCATTTCGACCACCCGACCAGTCGGCCTTCAATGTCCATGCGAATGGAAGTATTCTTACTTCATCACCTTCCTTGATATTGTCTACTGTTGGCTCACCGATTTTAGGCAAAACCTTAGGAGGTGCCGGGTGGGTCGAAGGACCAATTCGGGCCCTCGCTTTGGCAAATATTTCTTCGTTCGTCATGACTAATCCAGGATCGCTAGAATCTCACCGACTTTCTTGCGGGATTCAGACTTCGGTGACAAACTCCTTTGAACACCTTTTATTTCAACAATCTTGTATCCATAAAAAGCGTAGAGCCCTCGGGCAGCCGGACAATCTGAGTTTGAGATGTAAACCTTGGCACCTCGCTTGTGGGCTTCAACACCCATTTTTGCAAGCTCAGACTGCTTGTCTCGGTCGAAATTCCCAACGAACCCAACAAATTCTTGTTTCGGATCCTTGATACTGATGTAAGGCGGGTCACAGTAAACCAAATCGCCCTTCCCGAATCCCTCGAAATGTTGTTCAAAACCCAACCACTTGACACAGACACGTTCTGATGCCAAGAAATCGCGGGCATATTTCATATCTTTGCCAGTCAGATTGACGATGGCTTTCTTCTTGGCGTGGTTCCATGGAACGTTGAAGTACCCTTTCTTCGGGTTGTAGCGCATCAGACCATTGAAACAATTCTTGTTCAGGTAGAGTGTTCTTGCCGCTTGGTCGATGTCCTTCGTCCTTTCCTCGAAATGAACCTCTTCGCGGTCCTTGTTTCTGATCTCGTAATATGCATCTTCACCAAACGGAAGGGCATTTACTTTTTCCTCGAGCAGTGCCGGGTGCTTCGAGAACATTTTATGAACGTTGACGACTTCCCAGTTTTCATCAGAGAGCATCACATTCGTGACCTCTTCAGGAATTTCAACGTTCAACGCCGAGCCTAGTGCCCCACAGAAAGGTTCGAAGTAGGCCGTCACACCATCCCACTTGAAATATGGGGAAATCTTTGCCATAACTTTGGCTTTGTTGCCGGCATATTTGAAAATTGTCTTATTGGTCATCACATTCCATGGGATTTTGTGCTGGATCATTCCAGTCTCTTTTTCTTGCAAGCTCATCGAGTTTGTTGCACGCATTTTCGTATTCTTTATTTTGCTCTGCTTCGTCGGCTTCTTTCACCAAACGTAATGCATGGGCAACCCCTTCCATGTATGATGATATATCGTAACGACTTGGGATTTCGTTGATGTCGATTTTGTAGACTCGGCGATTATTCATCGTCATGCACCACATGTGAGCGTACAAAGTATGTCGCATGGTATTCCGGGGTCCCCCATTGACACTTCTCGCTAAAGCGAGTTGCTGCGTCTTCGTCCTTACAGACACGAACGATATCTGTCTCAGGGAGGAACCCATCCTGTTTGTGCGTCGTACACATCACAATATGCACAAATTTCGTTGTATGTCTGGCAACCATAGCAACCCCCTTTCTTACTTACATTATAGGGGATGAGCGTCAGGTGTTCAAAGAACCTGTGGGCCTACACGCTACCAAAACCAGGTCATCCTCTCTTTCAACCCAGCCATGGGCTTCCGGAAATAAATGGTATGCTCGAGCTTTGTCTGCGGACAGCGGTGGGTATTCAGAGACCGTCTGCGTGAAAAATCCCTCCCACACATCAGTGACAAGCCGGCACGTTCTCCCGGCGATGCATCCGGTTCCGTAGTGCCCTATCCGGACCAAATCGCCGACGTTGAATTTACTTTCCGGCTTCAAACCAGCCCCAACCTAAAATCCGACTGCACAACTCGCTGAAATCTCCGCGTTTCTCCGTGATGTCATCTGCAAGATCGCGACCAAGATTACGTGTACCGTCAAGAGCGGCCATAAGTTCGTGAGCCTCAAGTTTACGATCACGGTTGCCCATTCCAATATTACGACCCATTGAGTATACATGCCCAAAGAGATCGTCAACCAATTGTTGAAACTTTTCCAGGTCGCCGTCGACGGTAGCGTCGATGTGCTTTCCATCGTCGGTGGTGAATGCAGAGATCTTGCCTGATTTTATCGCTGCATCAGATTCTTCTTCTGTCAGATATACCAACCGCGCAGTCCTTGGGGGCGGGACAATTTCCAGGCAATGCTCACCATACTCACATGCTGCGATCAGTTTATATTTCTCTTCTCCTGAATCAAATGCTGCGCGGTCGCTCGCCTCTTGTGCTGCGGCCAAGTCTGACAACTCTTTGAACTCTTTGTTTAGTCGCTCGTCTTCAACCCTAAGGGCTTCATTTTCTTCTTCTGTGTTCATTCTGTTTCCTCCAGGTTTTCTTCAAGATCAGTCAACTGTATAAACATTCCACCGAATTTGATGTAATCTTCATAAGTGGCATACCCTTCATAATCATTATTCGCCTTACGGTGCCACGCAAGAAGACTGTCTTTGAGTGGTGGTAGGCTATCGAGAATTTTCGTTAATTCTTTTCGTCTTTTGTCTTTAATTCGTGACATTTTAGCCCCTTTGCTTATCGTTCATTTGTTGTATTCCAATCCAAGGTAAAACTTGATTCATCAATTGCGCAGCCCCAAAGGGCATCCCTGCGCAACGTTTTTTTGATGTCGGCGTCTGACATCCCGTAAAGCACGCCTTGAGCCGAAGAGTACGCATGGTATTCGTCCTTTGCTCTGAGTTGAGCCTGCTCATATTTGGATTTTGCATCGAAAGACACGACATAATCTTCAAAGGTCGGCCTGAAGTGGGAACCGGTCACATGCTGCCTATTGATTATGTGGTTGACTTCGTGGACAATTACCGCAATTGTTTGTAGCTCAATAACGGGATCTATTTTATAGCCGTCGTTGCAAATCGCATGTTTCAACTCTTTCACTTTGAAGTTGTCATTTTGGTGAAACAACGCTCTAGATAGAAATATTTCATTGCATAGCGTCACCCCAGAAAACGGAATCAAATCTTTGTACATCAGTTGGTACGCAAACTTGGCCCCGTTAATTAGGTATGGGATCTCAGGGGTGACATCTTCACCGACGACATAAACCGGTGTGGTCCATTTTTTAATGTATTTCGCGGTATTCCTGACTACTTCTTCTGTGTGATTGAGCATCGTATCCAGGATTTTTTTGAAGGCTGGGTCGTTGTTTCTACTCTTCATGCAGCGATTTCTCTTCGTTCATTGTTTCTGTGATTTTTTCGAGACACTCCGGACAGCCAATAAGGCGCGAGTCCCATACCCGGTTGTGAAGCCAGTGGTCGATGCTCGTAAAACAAAATCCAGCAATTTTATGGCCGCACAATGTGTCAGTAGCATATAGTGCATTGGTATTCATGGTATTCATGATGCATGTGATATATTTAGGACGTTTCATTCTTGGGTATACACGATATGTTTGCCGAATTGCACATCTTCTTTGCTGTTTTTATTGATAGAAACCTGTGCGATTTTTGTTACAAGCTCCCCGGTGGGTGTTTGCTCAACGAAGACATATTCCTCCATCATACCAGGCCGGCACTCGGGACTTTGTTGCCAGGATCCCGGTAGAATGCCTGGCGTTGGTGGCGTCATAGTTTGCAAAACCTTGACCGCTTGGTCAAATCGTTCTTGTGTCAATAACATTCTTTATTTCCTGTCGTTTCATTTCGATGTCGTCTGATTCCCAAACCACTATAACAGTGTATCCCATTCGTCGTAAGTTTTCACTTCGTTTGGCATCGGCAGCCCATTTTTCTTCAGCAAGAAACGATTGGCCCCGAAGGCGCACATTGAATTTGGCTTCATAGAGTTTCGGGTTGGCATGGACATAATCACCATTGATTTCGACAATGACCTTTTTCTTTTCGTTGAGCTCATCAGCAAAGTAGGCGCCCACTCGTTGCTCTGATACAAAGCCCAGTTTTGTCAGGCCGAGCTCTTTCCGGAGGCGTTGGTGGAGCTTTGACAACCTGTTTTTGGAACCGGCGAACATCTTACGTAATGTCGCTGCTTTTTGCGCCGGGGTTCTGTTTTTTCTCCAGTGCGCTTGTTTCTTCCTGTATGATTCCTTTTTCCAATTTCGTTTTGAACCCTTCCCTATCGCTTTCTTCCAGGTCTCGTCCATGACGACTTCACCTTTTGCCCACCTAGCTTTCATCTTCTTGGATGAACCTTTGGCGATATGGGGAAGCTGCCCGACGTTTTTGACACCGTACTTCTTCTTCACGACCTTCTTGATTTTTTCTTGTGTTTTCTTTAGTGAAAAGCCGGCGTTCAGTCCGGAGCACCTTTGTGAGCAATACGATTTTGGTTTGCCACGGACGAAAGTCACAGCCTTCTTGCAGGACTTCTCCTTACATTTGGGCTTGCCATACTTTTTGATATAGAGTTTTTCTCTTGTCTTGAATTTGTCGTGAGTAAGAGCATATCTCTTGAACACACCCCTGGCAAATGCAGGAGGCAGATCGCAAAGCCCACAAATGCACTTTGGTGGTTTGCCATCAAGCTTGTGCTTAATGACGTAATCGACCATTTCCATTTTGTGGGCTTTGCGGAGATGAGTAGTTAGCTGTCCGCCTAAATTATCCTTGAATCCTTTTTTGCATTCTTTGCACTTGATCATTTTATACCTCGTGGGTATAAATATGCCTAGGGTTGCCTAACTTGCAAAGAATGTCACCCGCAGGCCGAGACTCCACAAGCGGCGCAGGTCTTACATCCTTCCTGGTACACCAGGGAACCTTCTGCTTCACAATTTTCGCAGACCTGGGATCCGCCAACCTCAGCTCCATCCTGAATGTATTTCTTCAGGATGCGTGACATAACCTTATTGAAACTGGTGAAGTCTGAATCTTTCGTTTTCGTCAGTTGCTCACAAACATATTTCACGTCAGCACCATGTCGAAGTGCGAGAGAAATCGTCCTGGTAAACGCCGAGTGGTTTGCATTCTCAAAAGCATCCACAACGTTCTTCACCGTAACTTCGTCGCCATTTTCACCAAACTTCAGGTCGTAAACGCTGTTCATCGTTTTTCGTGGGTGCTTGATGATTCGCCCGGTTGAATATTTGGCTGGAATCTCAACGTACTTGCTCAATCCACCCATCAATTCGTATGGGCGATCTTTATATAGCCCGACGAGGATCGTCCATTTTTCCCCTTTGATCGATGCATGATGAATGTCACAAGCAAGCGAGTCGGGTCGTTTTGGTGCGGAAACCTCGGGGAAATTTGTCTCATCTTTCTTCTCGTCAGTTGAAACCAGAACTCCTGTTCGGCAACCATCACGATAAACAGTGAAACCCTTACATCCTGATTTCCAGGCTGCCTCGTATATCTTACGAACCGTTTCCTTTGAAACGTCAGACGGCAGGTTACATGTCGATGAGATTCCGTGGTCGACCCACTTCTGGGCTTCGGCTTGGATTTTCACACGTTGTGCCCAGTCCAACTCCGGAGCTGTTGCTCCCCAATACGGTGAATTCTCGATGTCATCGTCACCTGTCACATCCATCCATTTTTTGAGCATGTGATGGTAAACGTCGTATTCAACCCACTCATCGCCCATCGCATCAACAAAATCAGCCTTGAGGTTCTCCCCATGGGTGATTTTCCTTCGGCGGCGGTATTTGAGCATGAAGACCGGCTCGATTCCAGAGGTTGTCTGGGTCATTGTTGAAACAGAACCTGCTGGTGCGGTTGTCGTCAGGGCAATATTTCTGCGACCGTATTTCTTGTACAGACTGGCGAGCTCTTTGTTTGAAACCAACAGTCGTGCCAAGTATGGAAGATCTTTTTCCCTCTCGGCATCGAAAATCGGGAATGCACCTCGTTCCTTGGCCAGTTTGCATGACGAAATGTGAGCATTGATGCCGAGGGTTTTGTAGATTTCCCCGATGGCGATAACCGACTTATCCGATCCGTATTTCATGCCCATCATTGCGATGGCATCTCCCACCGCGGTGACACCCAGTCCTGTTCGTCGTCCCAGGAGAGCCTTCTTCTTGATTCGCTCCCACAAATCCAACTCGATAGCCTTGATACTCGCGTCCTCTGGATCAGCTTTGATCTTGGCGATGATTTTGTCGACGCTTTCAATCTCCAAATCAATCAGATCGTCCATGAGACGTTGTGATTGTTGGACCACCTTCGCAAAACGTTTCCACTCAAAGTATGCTCGGCCCGTGAATGCGTTCTTGATGAACTTGGCGAGGTTGATGAGTAGCAATCTACAACTGTCATCACGACAAAGAACCAATTCAGCACACGGGTTGCATGACTCAGTCTTGAAACCTAAATCAGCGTAGCAATCAGGAATTGAGCTCTTGATTACGTTGTCCCAGAACAGAACACCTGGTTCAGCCATCGTCCATGCTGAATCAATAATCATGTCCCAGATTTTTCGGGCGCTGACGGATTTTGCACACTCAGGATTCGCTGAGTCTACCGGCCATTGTTGCGTGTAATTTTTGTTGTTTGCCGCTGCCAACATGAAATCATCGGTCAGGCGGATTGAAATATTGGCACCGGTGACTTTGTCGAGGTTCCGTTTGATGTTGATGAACGTTTCAATCTCCGGGTGACGAATATCGATTGAAATCATCAATGCACCACGTCGGCCCCCTTGAGCAACCTCTCGTGTTGAGTTTGAGAAGCGCTCCATAAAGATCGCAAGACCGTCGGTTGTTCTGGCTGCGTTGGATGTAACCATTCCCTTCGGGCGGAGGTTTGAAATGTCGAATCCGACACCACCTCGACGCTTCATTATCTGGACTTGCTGTTGGTCAGTGTGGAGAATACCTGCGTATGAATCCTCTGGGGCACCAACAACGAAACAGTTCGAGAGTGACTGAAGTTGGTGATCATTTCCAATACCTGACATCGGGGAACCTTGCGGCACCACCTCCCATGATGAAAGCAACCTGAAGATCTCAGCCTCATTCATTGGGTTGTCATATTTTCTTTCGATTCGTGCGAACTCTTTGGCTAGTCGCTGATGCATATCGTCTGGCGTATTTTCCCAGATGACACCATCTTTATCCGTAATCGCATACTTGGTCGTGAAGACCGTCGCGGCGAGTTCATCGCCATGAAAATATTTGCGTGATGCTGCCAGCACCTCCTCTTTTGTGAACATTATTAGTTTTCCTCTCCGCTTTTTACTTTTTGCCAGGCGGCTGCAAGCGCTGCCTTGGCATTGCCATTGGTTTGTTGTACCGTCTCAGTAAGTGTCAACGAGTTCTCATCCAATATCTCAAACATTGACATTGATGTGTCAATTGATATTGGAAAAAGGATTCCGTCACGACCTGCTCTGTTCTTTGCGATATAAAGACGACCAACACCTGTTGATTTTTCCATTGCTTTTCTTGAGATGCTGATGACCACATCAGCAACCATTGCTTTTCCATAAGCTTCAGACATATTTTCGAGACCTACAATGTCCGATTGGGCACTATCTCGATTTGCCTGTGACGCTGTCCAAATAGGAACGTCTAATTCCATAGATAGATTTCTGAGTTCTTCGTAAATAAACTTTAGCTCGTGGCGCAGTTCACTTGACTTACGATCTGAACGCATGATGTCGGCGTAATCGACAAGAATGATGTCAGGCTTGAAGCCTTTCAGTGACAATTTCTCGATATGGTTGCGCAACGTTTGTACCGTGGCGCTTCCTGTCGGGTACTCTTTGATTATTAGGCGCCCGAGATTTTTGCTTTCGTAGACCTCTTTGACCAAATCGATATTGTCTTGGATGTCGTTTGAAGGAAGTCCGCAAAGATTGCTGTCATACCGAATACCGACTTTCGTCTCAGACAATTCGAATGTGTAGTGCAGGACGTTTTTCTTGGCCCGCATGGCGTTGGCACCGAGGGCAACCAGCCAGTGACTCTTACCAACGCCGGTATTAGCAACGACGATTCCAATCTCACCACGACCCAGCCCACCAGCAAAAATGTCCTTTGCATCCAGGATTGGGAATCCTGTCGGACATGCATGTCGATTTAGTTTGATAAATCTGGCTTCAAGGTCTTCGAAGAAATCGTGACCAACACTATGAGGAGTACCAAGTGAAATGGCATCCTTCATCAGAGCCATGACTTCTTCGAACCCATCACCCTCAATCAAGGTGACAGACTTTTCCAATGCTGCTTTGAACGCTTGTCGCTTACAGAAATCCAACGACTTGTCTTTGACGTAGGCGATGTCTCCTGGGTTCCGGTTGGCCTTGACCCGCAACAAGAACTCAATGATTTGGTCACGAAGGATGTCGTCTTCACCGTCAGATAATTCATCACGAATGACGTTGACAAGCAAACCCAACGTCGGGAAACACTTGTATTTCTGGTGATACAGGAAGTACTTTTCAGTTAGAAATTGGAGATACTCGACATCAAAAAAGTTTGGGCGCATGACCTCAACCATTTGAGATGCCCACGGAGTATCAAAGATTAGTCCTTGAAAGATTTTCTCTTGGAATGATTTTCCATGCTGGGCAAAATATGGTACGTTGTTTGCATTGTCTATGATTCCCTGCATGAAGTTGTTTTTCGATTCCGCCACATTGCCTCATTTGCGCCTCACTCCGGCACGTTCGTATGCATAAATAATAGAAAAGCAAACCCGTATTTACATGTTTATTTGCGCTCGGGTCACGGGCAGATATTTATAGAGAGAAGTAAGAGGGCACCGTGAAAATCACAAGAAAACGACTAACAAAACTCATTCGTGAAGCCGGGCTGGCTGACATTCGGGATTCCACGCTTGATTGGTACACCGACCACAATGGCAGACAACGAATGGTTCCTGGTGGTAGAAACTACGGAAAACGCAAAACCTTTCCAACAGGTGAATTAGCTAGCTTTGTCGATGAGATCATTGAATATACAGAACCTGAGTGGGCTAATGAATCTGATGAGTCGATTGTCAAGCGGGCAATTTGGAAGGTTGTAGATGAGGAAGGTGCATCTTACGAAGATGTCAAAGAAGACGTTCGTGCCGCTGGCAAACATAAAGTCTGGTGGTAAGTGCTAACGTCGAATCGCTGTAATTGCCTGAAAGTGCCTATCAATATCAAACTTTTGCATGCCCGACTGTATTAGCTGGCGCATCAGTTCCATTTTGTTTGGTTTTCCCTCGTTTTCAATCTGGTGGTTTACCTTTTGAATCTGGGTCCCGGAGAGCTGTGATGTGTCCAGGTAAATCAGCTTCCAGTTTTTCAATGCCAAATCCCTAGATTCTGCGATTCGATGGATCGTTTTGGCTGCTTTCGTTTCCGCCAACTCGACCGCGCTGTCGACAATATCATTGTGACTTACGAAGTCAGGCCCACCCAATTGAGGGAACCACTTCGCCATATTCTTGAAGCCCACACCTTTGACACCCGGGACGTTGTCACTCGGATCCCCGATGAACACCCGAGCTGAACAAAAATTCTGCGGCGAAACACCAAATTTGTCTATAACTGATTGTTCTGTAATCAGTTTTTTCTGTCCGGGTGACCATTGTTGCACTCGTTCATCGATGAGCTGATAGAAATCCTTATCTGAAGACACCAGAATGACCCTGGACGTCTTGAAATGGTACCGGCCTAGGTAACCTATAACGTCGTCTGCTTCGCAGCCACTGACGTACACCTGTGTCACCGGCAAGCATTTCAAAGCTCGGGTGATAAATAGGACTTGCATGGCAAAATTCTCAGGCGTCGTTGGAATATCATCGCCGTAGTACCGGTTCATTTTCGGTGCCTTGCGACCATTCTTATATGATGCCGAGATTGCCCGTTTTCTTTGGCTTCCACCTGACTCGAAAACAACGATTACCTTTTTGGGATTGTATGTTTCGCACAGCCGCCCAAGCCCACCAAGAAAGCCCATAACTCCGCCGACTGGTTCCCCCGTTGTTGCCATGGACGGATTCGCTTTGAAGTGTCGAATGAACATGTTCATGAAGTCGACAATCAAGATTGGGCGATCTTGGTGGGCTGGTTTGTTCATCTTATACAATTTCCTCTAGCGCATCAGGATCGAGAGCTCCAAGCTCATCAGCAAGTGCTGTGACTTCTTCATATGAGTTCTCGTCGATTTCTATGTCGTGTGGGTTGATGATTGTTTTCACGTAAATCTTATCGAATAAATCGGCAAGGTATGGACCATATTCGTCACTGTCCAGAAGTTTGTTGAATTTTGATTTGTAGAACTTCTTTTCAATAAGGACTTCACCGGTTTCTGTGTCGGTGACAATGAAATCTTTGCTTGCGCCGGCGCCGCTGACTGATATGGTTTTCCCATCAATGTCCTCTGGACCGTGTTTCCGCATCACATCAAAAACCTGCTCATGTTCAAAAATACCCTTACCAAAGTGGATTTCGAATTTGACTTTCCGGAAAGGCATGGCAACCTTGTTCTTGATTGTCTTTGCCCACACATGGATGCCGATGACATCACCGGACTTGTCCTTGATTTGCTGACCGGCTCCCAGCCTAATCCTTACTGACGAGTGGAATGGAATCGCTGCTCCGCCGGGTGTTGTTGTCGGATCACCAAACATCACACCGATTTTCGTTCTCGTCTGGTTTAGGCAAACGAGCAGAACATTTTGGCTGCCAATGATGCCGGTGATTTTCCGCATACCTTTTGAAATGGCTCGTGCCTGAAGCCCAATTGAGTTTTTGTCGTAGTCTCCGTCCAGCTCTTCTCGTGGTGAACAGGCAGCGACTGAGTCCCAAATTATTGTAATCGGCACATCTTTTTTCATGGCCTTGGCTTTCAAGATCGTTGACTCGGCAGTCTTCAAAACATCTTCTGTACAATGTTGGTCGACATACACGAATCGCTTTGAAATATCGATGCCCAACATTGCCAGGTTCTCAACTGATGTTGCGTTTTCGGTGTCAATATACACAGCCAACCCGCCCATCTCTTGGGTCGATCTTGCAATCTGCGTTGCGATGTGTGATTTACCAATTGAAGGCGGACCGAAAATCTCAATGATACGACCTTCTGGAAGCCCACCGTTGCGACGGTTTGAAACCATATAATTGATCTGGCGGGAGCCAGTAGGAATCCACCGTTTCACATGTGTAGGTGAAGTCTCTGTACCCAAATTATATGCAACCTTTGAACCGAACTCCTTGTTCAGCGATGCGATTAGGTCTTTTGTAAAGTCCTCAGTTACTGCATCTTTCTTAGTTGCCCTCTTTTTCCTCGGCGTTGCTTTCTTTTTTACTACCATAATTTCCTCTATGTATGTATATTAGTATTTTCCCCTCCAAAGAACAAAGCGGGGATGACAATAATGCCGTCCCCGCTTTGTTGCTGATTTACACAGTCATTTACATGTTGTCTAAATCAGCGAAAGCGTCGTCCAGCTCTTGGAATGTCGAAGGCTTAGCATCATCTGCTTTGTCCTCTGACTCTTCAGCTTTCTTTGGGGCATGACGTGGAGCCGATGGCGCCTCGTCGTCTGGGTTCTCCAACCACGCGTTGATGATGTTTTCCAACTCATCGTAGCTCTTCAAGGTGAACAGGTCATCAAGATTCGGGATGCTGTCGAGCCATTCCTTCGCTTGCTTCTTGTCATCGCTCAACGGCGAACGAACAGGTCGTGCTCGAGGCGTCGTCTTTGCATACTGCTGACCAGCAGGCTGGGTCACAGTAACCTTGACATCAAATCCGTTCTTCGGGTCGGTAATATCGCCGAAGTCAGCATCCAACATTGTGGAAATCAAGTCCTGGTAAACCTGCTTTCCGAAGCCCCACAAACGAACGCCCTTGTCCTCTTCACCGCGGACGATGACTGGAACGTATGAACGCATTTTCGGGTATAGCTTCTTGCAAAGCTCGTAACCTTCCTTTGTGTCCTGGGCACGTAGCTTGTTGATTAGCTCCTGAATTGGGTCAGGCTTACCATACTGGTTCGGTGACAACAGGCCGCGATTGCTTCCGATGTTGTAGTAGAACCAAAGTTCTTTAAACGGTTGTCCGTCGTTGTCTGGGAAAGAGATGAGTCGTACAACGGACTCCTTACCCTTCTCAGGTCGCCAGAACGCATTCTTTCGAGAGCCCTCACCATTCAATTGGGCCAACTTCTTCCGTAGTGCTTCTAAATTAACTGCCATCTTAAACCTCCAAGTTTATAAATTAGGCTTCCACAATTTGTGATTTGTCAAATTTGTATGTTATATCTTATTGTTTTTGTTGCTGTTGTTCAAATATTTATTTAGTGTTTGGTGCTTTTGCATTGCCACCGGATGCCGCGACTGCGGACTTCTTGTTTGGGTACGTTGAGTCAGTACCTAACGGGGTCGTGACACCGGCTACACCAGCACACACGCTTTGCTCTTGGGCATCTTCTTCGTTCTCTGTCGATGCGTCTGGTTCTACAAGCAATTCAGTCGACGGATCGTCATCATCACCCTTATCATAGATTTCGTGCATCCACTTTACAACTTCCCAAAGGCTCTTTTTCATGTTCTTTTTCATATATCTAAATATCCTGTTGCATTCGTTTCGACAACATCATATTCACTTTTGTTTCATTTCGTTGAATGTTAATGTGCGGCACATTTGTAGCGCGCTGGCCAATGGTAGGTTCTCATTTGCATAAAACCGGTTCTCATCGTATTGAAATCCGGCTGATGTCAAGATTGCAACCCATTCATCCATTGTCACCTTGAATCCGTATTTCGCGATGTAGAATAGCGTCCTATGAGATGACGACATTTTTGGGCAGGCTTCGTTATATTTGTAGTTGCGATTCAACTTCTCACGATGCCAGTCCGATGTTTCTGTCACAAACAAGTCTGCATGCGGCCCGCCTACTCGACCCAACTCATGAAGCAAGGCAACCCGTACCAACGATCTGTGGTTGACGGCCTCGTGAAATATCTTCGTCTGTTTAGCTACATTTAGTGAAAACGATACCAACCCTCCTGGAATTCCGCCCAAATCTGGGGTTATGTCTCTCGGTGCAAGAAATAGTCTCTCTCCTAGGTCGGCTTCCATGCAATCAATTGCATCACTCGATTCGGGAAAGAACTTCTTGAGAAAGCTCAAATATTTTGCGTATGTTTGTTTTAGTTCTTCAAAGTTTTCCATGATAGCATTATAGTCATATTATGGAATGTTTTCAATTACTTTGCGTAAATTGTTGGTTTCGAAACCAGCTTGGCGTTGGCAAACCCGATGCCTTTATCGAGGTTCAAAATGCCACCGTTCTCTGCTGCGCGTAACGTAATAACAAGATACTTCGTTGCATCCCGTTGTTTCAAGTCTTCATCGAACGAGATGCTGAATCCTTCGACGTCTTGGCCTTTCGAGTTCTTCGTACGTGTTCTTTTGAAGTCGCCGTAAGCTTCTGCCATAATCTCGTTCGACCGAATTGCTTGCTGTAAAACGGAAACAGCTTTGATTGCATCCGTCTTACCTTCCGCTTTTTGAGTTACACCGAGATCGCGTAATAGGCCTTTTGGGTCTGCTTCTGCTCGTCCTTTCGTAAACGCAATCTCCTTGGCGAAGGTACCGCCAGTGCCATACGCACCATGCCAGTCGACCTTGCTCTTATTGGCTTTTGCTTCATGTAGAAAATCTTCGACCGCCTCTAAAAGCATCGCATCAAGTTTGTCGTTCATTGTATCACCTTTCCGCATATAAATATCAAACAATAGCCAGCGTCGATGGAAACTTTATGTTTTCAAATTGTAATGCTGCCAACTCGGTTTTCAATGTTTCGATGTCACATTTTGGAATCTCAGCAATGAGGGCATCATGAATCACCAGCTGAGGCTTCATCGATGGCACTGCATCACATAACTTTGCAAATAACAGCACCGCCAACTCGGCCGCTGTCGACTGAATGTAGTGGTTTACCCTTACTCTTTCAGTCTTTGTCGCATCATGCAGAGGTCGGCCGAAAAAATTCCTGACCATACCTTGTCTGGCTTGCTCTTCTAGCATCCCCTCTAAACTTGGTACATCAAAAAATGCCTTGACGTTTGCTACGACTGATGCCGCCTTACTTTTTGACTTCACCGTTTCTATGAGGCTACGCTCTGATGCCCCATACAACGCCGAAATTGTTGCAAGTTTTGCGATAGGACGAGTGGAAATATCACAGACATCCATAAGATACTCGTACACATCCATGTTCCCGATGTCATGTTGCAGCAACATTAGTGCAACTCGTGGCTCCATTGACGTAAAATCAATAATTGCGATATCCGAGTCACTTTTTGAAGCTCGGAGGGCTTTCCTTGACTTTGCTGGTGCAACAAGGAAATTCGGCCCCTTGGTAATCGTTAGCCTGCCGGTCGCCGAACCTGCTGTGGAGTATTTCACCCTTGGAAGAATTCCCGTCAAAATTGATGCCTTGAATGCATTTCCTTTCATAATTTGTGATTCTTGACGGATTGCGCTCCATGGCTTCGGCACTGTATAGATCCTATGCAAGCTGTCGAGGAAATCCCTAACCTGCAACCACGTCGACAAATACGTTTGATTTTCATCGAAACTCATCGCCTGCTTCATAGCCCGAAGTGACGCAGCCACAATTTCGTCGCGCTTCTTTTTTGCAATCATGACTGGCCACAATGATGAGTCGTTTGTAAGCGTGCTCGTCATGGCAAGCGTTTCATCGCCAACGAATTGGTACTTTTCATTGTCAACGATTGATAGGAACTCCTCAAGCATATCGAGAGTCAGAATCCCGTCAAGACCGTCTGCAACGTTGCCGACCCGAAGAAGATCATTTTTGACTTGAAGACATAAATCCATGTAGTAATATTAGCAAATTCATGCCGGGTTTTCAGGACTTTTTTCGTTTTGATGCATTTGCAATTTCGATTGTGACGATCGTGTCTTCAATCTCGCTGTCAACATGAACAAATGATCCGAATGCATCTGTTTGAATCAAATCGACGTTCGTTTTGAACTCACCGCGGTTGATTGTATGGTTTACACTTGTCACGGCATAAAAATTGTCAGCCGATGTATTCGTACCCATGTCAACAAAAAACTTCTGTGCCATCCTGAAATATGGACAGCCAAACGTTTCAAGTCGCAACGTCGTCGGGTGAATCATCAGCGGTAACGACATATCTTCCTTGGCACCGTTTCCGTCTTTTCCAGTTATTGCTTTTGTCAGTGCTATCGATGTTAGCGCGTCGTTCTGTTGTGATGACAAATTTGCAGACAATATACCGGATGCTGCAGAGCCGTATATCAGACTCGGGGCAAACTCAAAAAACAGTTCCTTGATGTTGTTTTTTGCCTTTTTGAAATTGAAAACCTCAGTTGCGTTGAGTCGCTCCCTCAGCTCAGTTTCTTTCTTTGGCGGGAACGGGAGCTTGTCTGCCTTCGATATCCTTTTTATTTCCTCGATGATGTCATCAATTTTGCTTGTTCCACCAAGATGGTCAGCAAGCGAAGCAGTAAGCTTTCTGTCACGAAGTGTTTTGTATGTTGCCGCTGATGTTTCGCCATGGCGAGCACCTCTTTCATTCGCTGGACCGTTGAGCGAATCATTAACAAAATGGCCTAGCCTTGCGGCCTTATTGAATGTGTCTATAATCGGCATAACCTGGCCGGCTGCGGCGTCGAAAAATGTCACCCGTGTGATGTTCTTTCCCGAGTTGTCGGAGCTTTTTCTGGTGACAATATTCATCGTAACATGCGGCGGCCGGAATGTTGGCCTGATGCGTTTCATTTCATAAATGTTTCGCAGGTTTTCATGCAGTTTGTTATTGAACGATTTCCTATTGCCTTTTTTGCTTAGTATTCTATCAATATTTGCCCGGTAAACAGCTTTAAGGGTTTTATCATCTCGCTTATCAGGCTGATAGATATCGGACAACCCATATGCACTACTTCCTTGGAACGATAAAAAGTACTTTTCTACGAACTGCAAGAGTTCATACGCCGAGATTTTCGTCTTCTTTTTTGCCTCTGCAACAAGGTACTTTCGCAAATCGTCGATATCGATTGGGAACTGTGAGATGTTGTGATCATACATCGCACCAGCAGAGCTATTAAATGGCGTGAAAATAAGCTGAAGATCATTGTCCTGCGACGAGAACACCGGTGTCAAGAAATGTGTCATTAGCTTCCCGAACGAGATGTATGCTTGTTTTCCACGTTTTGATTTTTTGTTTTGGTTAAGCTTGCCGCCCTTGGTAAGATGTCCATCATTCAATTTTGATGATGTTACCCCACGCTTTGTTGGTCGAAGAAACGGATCAGGCGTTGACCGAAGGTAGTCGATGTGATCAGTGATGTTCTCTTTCACTGTTTTTTCTGCTCGATCCAGCAATGATTTCTTTCCACGAGACCGCACGCCGATGAGCTTTATAAGTTCGGTGTTGACGTCTTTTAGGCTTGTTCCTGATTTTCTTAGCTTCGCTGACGCTTTTTTTAGGGCTTTTTTATCCTTCGGGGTAAGGTTTAACACGTTTTCAGGACTTATGCCCATGACAATCTGGGGAATGCTCACGTTTGGCATCCTTTTTTGAATGTCTCTCATCTTTTTCTGGATTGCATGCATTACTGACATCACGCTAGCAACGCTTTCGCTGTCAGCGACACTTAGAATATCAGTTGCCGATGCGGCGCCAGTACCTACCATCGCCAAATCAACACTTACCGCAACTGTTCCATCACTCTCAAATTCAAATGAGCTATTCGTTACAATATACGATTCTGATATCCGCATTGCATTTATCAAGTCTCCCATTTTTGTTTGAGATGCGTCAGCGCCCCTTTGCACAAACTGGCCGTCTGGGTGTGACCAGCCATACGTAATGTAGAACTGCACATTTCCTTTCCGCTGTGGTGAGACTAGTGGGGCAATATCCTGTAGCCGACCTCGATCGAATAGTTTCATATTCAATTTCGCGGATTTATGAGAAATCGTTCCAAACGCCGTTGGCACAATACTGATTTCTATTCCGTCGAGGCTCAAAAAGGGCCTAAACTTGTCAATCGGTCTCGATTCGCCTGGCTCATATGTTCTGTCGGCAGCCACCATAGTTTGCGGCGACGTAAAAACTTCCATTGATGAAACAGCCTGCAGGTTTGATTGCTTGCTTGAGGCGAACGTGTCGGCTGTCCCAACCTTACCCAAAAATTTGCCACGGAGAGCCTTCTCTGATATTCCTGCACCTAAAAACTTACCAAGGGAAAAGTGTGCATCCTGGACGAAATTTCCAGTATCTTTATCGACGCCTGCATCCCCCACAGCCGATGATACAGTGATGTCAATATATGGCACTGCCCGAGACATTTCTAATGATGTCAAGTTACTCATAAACAGCGTGATGATTTCAGTGTCTGCAATGTCATGCCCTCGTGCCGCCGGGAAAACCTGGTATACGGTTGCTGCATTATCTGGCACCTTCGATGTTTGAATGACGTCCGTGTATATTCCGTAATGTTTTTCTTTTGGTTTTCCCCACCCCTGATCTTTGCCCGGCACGTTCAATACATCATCAGGAATACTACCTTGCTCATCTGCAGGAGTTACGCAAACATCAATTTTTGCATTTTTGCCATAACTGTTTAGCAGTTTGTAGATTTCAGCATCTGGCATAAACTCGACACCGTCGCCAAAAATCTCCTGAAAGAACATGTCCTTGCTGGTTTGACGTGCTGAACTTGCTGATTTCGCTGTCGAGTTTTCAATTGCAGACAGGAATGCGTCCTGTTCACGCAATCCAAAGTACCTCGCTAAGTCATTGTATATTTTTCTTGCTGTTCGAACTGCCATTAGATTACCTCTAAAACCGCGTTGAGATCGCTTGGGATTACGATCCGAGTGCCGGCTGGTGCCTGGAGCCACCAACCTATACCAGATGCTGCAGCAATAATCCACCATAACCTGCCGTCTCCATAATTATGATTTGCAATTACGTCGAGACGTTGAGCGCCCCTTAGCACTGTTGTTGTCGTTTGTATCCTGCCAGTTGAGATCGCGTTTCTGAGTTTTATTATTGCATCGTTTGTTCCTAAAAGTTTGCCTGACATTACCAGCTTGTCATTTTCATATCTGTTTATTGATGCCATTTATGCCCCCTTCGATTTGTCGTTTGGACCTTTTGCAATCTTTGACAACGATTCAAGCGTTTCTTGGCCAGCCACAGTGTTTGAACCAATCAGATCTGATAACTGTGATTTGCTTATGCTCGCCAGATCTTCAGATGTCGGCAGAACATCATCATACACATCACCGAAGTTTCCAGCGATGCCACCGACAGGATGTGACGGAGCACGGAGCTCGCCCTTATAATCCAAACCAAGTGGTAAGTCATGAATCGGCGCAAACCCAAGAGAAACGTCAATCATTTTTGGTGCTCTACTTCCCGGTGTTATCTCATACGGGTACGTTCCGTAATCGAACGCCAGCGACGTGATAACACCCGCAAGACCCTTACCTCGTGTGGAGTTGAACGATCTTATGATTGCATTATTCGCCGGATTGAAAAACTCATCCTGTTGTGTATTCGACGGTGACTGTGTTTGTTTTAGCTTGGCATCAAGTTTTAGCTTCGCCGCTTCGACATCAGATGATATTGCTTTTTTTGCAGATGCAACGTCAAAGGCCAGGTCGGCTTCTGTTATTTTTATAATATACCTGTCAGCTCCGGTTGTTGACTTTGCAATTACGTCGCGTTGGTTATCTCTCGTGCCGGGAATGATAGACCCTAAATTAAACTTGCCGGCGAAGGATGCTGGAACAAAATTGACGGTGGCATAATCTGGCCATGTTGCTTTCCGTATACCGCCGAGACTTGTATATGGGAATGTTTTAGTAGGATCTTTGAGTTTGCCGTACTTGAACATTGTACCGAACTTGTCGCCATCAAACTTCTTCCTTGCTTTCTCAACATTGTTTGCTTTTGCAGTTTCATATTCATTTCGTTCCGCAGCAGCATCGATCGACAAATCGCCAAACAGTTTCTTTGCCGAATTCAGGCTGTAGTTAGATCTCAGAACATCACCGAGGCGCAAACGAATCATTGGACTTGCAGCGGGTACTTGCGAAAATGGCTGCGTGAATTTGTATGCTGTTCCATTTTCTGAGAATTGTCGCTCGCGACCTTTTGAATATTGTGGATAGCACATAGCTACTAACTTGTTAACCATAAACCACATCTCATCAAAATCCTCTTTATTAAACGCGACGAGCTTGAAGCCGAAGCTCATAGATCGTTCTGTGTTATCGTAGATTCGAACAGGATCTTGTCGGCCGTACCCGATGTTTGAGTTGTATGTCACATTAAAACTTTCATCAAATTGTGTGATAAATGCAGGTAATGATATAATTTCGTGTGTTCTCAGATCATGAAAATAGAATGGCATGTACTCTGCATCCAAATCATTTTCAATTGATTCCACCTCGTGACGACTTGGTTTTTTATATGATCTAATTGTCGGCTGCCCGATTGTTTCAGTTTGTCGAACGATCGCCGCTGGGAAAGTATGTAACGACAATGGGTTTCTGCCACCTGACCATCTCGAGACATGACGGCGCCATTCGCCAATCGCCCTGAAGCTTTTCAAAGACTTGTCCTCGAGTTGTTCCGGTACGATGTCTTGATTTCGAAACAATACACTCGTTGTGCCCATATCGAGCTGGCCATTTATAGACTTCAGGGCGGCATCTCCCACACCTGCTGCTATCATCACAAACTGGTATGCCTTTGAGTTTACCAGTTTATCTATAGCTGTTGCCATCGACGTTAGGCCGCTTGTATATGTTCCTCCGATTTCTCTGAAACCTGCAACGACGTCATTTGTGTCGCGGGTGATTTGTCGAAACAGGTTTGCGTAATACGACGGGCTTAACGCTAGATTTGCAGCGAACACACCCAAGCTTGCCGGGTTTGAAAGAGCAGCTTTCAGGCCTGTTTTTCCTACTGATGGGTTGAAACCAAGCAACAATAGAATCCCAGCTTCAACGCAGCTTTTGAAATCATAATCAGTGTCAGTGATTCGCAGGAGATCGTAGAGTATTGTTGTTGCTCCAGTCGTTTCATTTTTTCTGTGCGAACCCAATCCGTATAGCCATGGACTCTCTGGATCAATGTAATCCTTCGTGTCGCCTTTCGGTAGCGTTGAAAGCAAGAGCGAGATTGCGAGCAGCCCTAAAACACCTTCAATTGCGATCGTCAGCATACCTGCAGAGCCTACAAGGCCACCGAATGGCGTCATGAATGAATTCAATTGAGAATGCGATACACCGTTATAAGCAGAGTATTGGAGTTTTGGATCTGCCCCGCCGTCAGATGATATGCCTCGATTGTTTAGGTTAGTCTGGTTCTGTGTTGTTATCAGATCATTCTGGCCTTTTGCTCCGGCTATTAGCCTACGAATATCTGGATTCGAACTGTAAAGCCCGCTCAACCTTAGGCGATCAACACTAACTCCCTGGATGCCTAATTGCTCGACAGGGTTCGCAAGGTTCATTGAAAGAAATGATATTGTCCCATTTGTCATGATAGAGTTTGCTGCGCCGTAGTTTCCTACGCTATTGGCAAGCAATGCAAGCGCCATCTTCGACATATCTGAAACTTGAACACGTTGGCCCGATGACGCATTTTTTCCTTGCTTCCCATCCAGGACGAATGATCCCAGATCACGCTGAATTGTGAACAGGCCTCGGGTTGCGATTTCTTCGTTGGATGTTCCGTTATCCTTGATGAACTGCGTGTGCGCTTCAGGGGTATACACGTTGTCTTTTGTAAGCTTGTCCAGGACCGCCCTAACTAACGGGTGGTCGTTCCCCTCAACTGAGTGGAGTAGCTCATTACCCGACGGGCTTTCTTTGCTTCCGTCTTTGCTTAGGAGTTCTTCTAAATCTTTCGGATCGAAAAAGGCGTCGGATGAAATTTTTGCGTTCTCGTCTTGCTGCAGAAACGATTTGCCTTCTTTTTGAATCTCTTTTTTTCCGGTCGGGCGATTCAGTGAAGGGGCTTCTGATGCTTCCCAGGATGGATAGAATTCGTTGCCTGTTCCGTTCTGGCGTCGTCCAGATGTTGTGTAATTGTTGAGGTATGAACCGAGTACGGTTATGCCCGACAAGCTGATGTCAGCCTGATTGGGCTCTGTGACTGGAATGCCCTCCAAATTTTTCTTGTCATCTGATTGCGGGTCATGCGCAGGATCTGTCAATTGCTGTGCTGCGATTTGCTCGAATGTGTTTTTTGACATTTATTTGTCCTTGAAAGATGCCGCGACCTTCTTGAATGATTCTAACATATCGTGGAGCATAAGATAATAGTGCGACGTAATTTCTGTGTTTGCCGATGTCAACAGGGATGAGTATACTGCCGCTAGCTCATTTCCAGTTGCGGATTCAGTTACAAGCCATTTTTTGACTGCATCAATTTTTTCGTCGTCGGTTTTCATGCGCTTCCAGGTAGTTTCGTTTGACCTTTTTGTGTGCTTAAATACGTTCTGTCGTTAGGGCTTGTTGACGCCGGCGATTTGCCCAGGTCGATCGCGACGAGAGCTTCGGCGAGCTTCTTACTATCTATGCTCACAGTAAGCTCTATTTTAGTGTTGGGGAGATTATGCGAAACTTCAATCTTGCCGCCTTTGAAGCCCTTTATAGCATCAAGGACAGGTTGCATCTTTGAGATATTTTCGTTTGTTAGCTTACCGCCAGCCGTATTGACAGACGAGACTACCTTGTCAATGCCGAGAATTGCCGCCTCCATATGCGGCAGCTCTTTTGTAAGCCTTGTAAACGGTGCTTTACGCATTATCTTCGCAGCCTCTGTTGTACTCTTACCAATGTTCGCCAACCCCGACTTCATTTGAAAGAATTTATCGCCGAGCGATGCAATTGGTTTTAGCATAACGTCGATCGCCGCCCCGAAGGCATCAAATGTTGGCCCAATTATTTTCGATGTCCTCAATAACTCGTCAGCGTCTATGACCTTAGAAATGCCAATCAACGCAGACATCAGTGTTTGCATTGAAAAATCAATGTCCATCTGGAGTTTAACAATATCTATTGCCATCAATTTTTTCGTTGACTTAACAATCTTTTTTTCTAAATCGGCGATAGAATCGATGATGCCGATCATCTTGTGTGCCGCAGCCATCTTCGTTATGCTCTTTTTCGCTTTGGCATCATCCTCTGCAGCGAGCATCGCCTTCTCAATCTTGCTAATGTTCTTGCCCGCGGCCAATTTCGCCGACGCCAAAAAATGTTCGCGGTATGTCTGCTGCACGTCGCCCGACATTTTCGAAAAACCATCTTTGTCAGACGCGATTGCTTTTTGAAGTTGCATTTGGGCGTAGAGACCAATGGCACCTTGTTTGTCACCTTTTTTCAGCGCTTCTTTATACCAAGTTTGCATGAGCTTTTCATTAGCACCTGCTTCTTTGATTACGGCGTTATTGAGCCTGACTGCCGTTGTTTTCACAGCGCCGTTTATGGTTTTCTCAATCTCTCTGAGCTTCTTCATCCCTCCGCCTGTGATATAGTCAGATACGCCAAACGTCATCGCGGAGAGCATTGACTCAGCAAAAACAACTCCCCTGTGCACGCCTAGTTTCGAGAGACGTTTATCTTGTGAATCACCTCCAAATGTGACTGCGTCATACAGCCCAAATGCTGCTGCGACGATTGTTCCCAAGAAAGGTATCGCTTTTAGAGCTGCAGTAATTTTTGGTAAAAACTTGCCGAGACCCTTTACCATTCCTGCCATCCGACCGCCCATTCCTTTCATGAACCCCGAGCCTTTCAGCATTTTGCCGAACCCGGTGGCCAGGAGCGACCCACCGATGGTTATCATGCTTGATGTGATCGATGATAAAAAACCACTCATGAATGCAGCTCCGGCGACGGTGGCAACATCCTTAAGCATCGGCTTAATGATTGGCCACAGTGTTTTCCAAATCTTTTCCAGTTGTGGCTTCAGGCTTGTCCATGCATTTCCTAGCGCTGCGATAACAGGTTCTAAAAAAGAGCCTGCGCTTGCTTTTGCAGCACCCCCGCCGCCCATGTTGAACAATATTTCAAATATGTTCATGCCATCGGCTCCTTTGCCCGCCTCTTTCTTGATAGCCGCCGTTAGCTTGTCAAGAAACCCTTGAATTGCTGGCAGTACTGTATCAAACAGCTTCGTTGCAGCCGTTTCAATCGTCAGTGCTACCCCTTTCATGATGAATCCGGCAAACTTATTAAATCCTGTCTTCAGCTTTGTGAGGATGCTTCCGCCAGGACCTGCTTGTTCTTCGAACACTTTTTCAATGTTTGTAAAAAACGCGCTCCATCCATTTTCAGACTTGAACAGCTTTTCGAATGCGCCCTTTATACCATCAGTGAAGTTTTTTATCTTTGCAGGATCAAACAATTCGCTGATAGCTGACAGCATAGTTTTCACGCCAGGGAAATATTTCACAAACATATACGCGACTTCTCGGCCTGCTTTGTGTACCTTCAGAAGTGCCTTCTGGATATCTTTCAGAGCACCTCGCATTCCGCCTGCCTTCATGAGACCGACACCGAAGCCTTTGATGAACGCGTCGAAGAAGCCGGCATATTTTTCGACGTTCATCAAGTGATTGAGTTTCTTGATTTGCTTACCAAGATCTTGCATCACTTTCTTTTGTGTAATCTGTTGCTTGCCGGCTTTTTTGGCTTGCTTCTCAATATTCTCATATGAGAGTCCCTGCTTTTCCAGCGAGAACGCTGCCTCAAGCGCCGTGCCCTCAAGACCGGTTGTTTGCTCGAGGTATTGTCGTTGCTGGTAGCTCATCTTCGAAATATCGTTTCCGGCATTGAAGAATGATTTCCTCAACATATCAATTTTCTTGGCAGGATTCTGCGCTGCCATCAGCTTCATAGCGTCGATGTTCATACCGAAACCCTGAGCCAATTCTGATGCAGCCTTTGCCGTGTCAGAAAATCCGGAGAACTTTTTCATCGTGCCGGCCAGTTGCTTCACCTCGATACCCAATTTCTTTGCATACACAACCATCGGTGCAAATGCTTTCGGGCCCAGGTGACCAAACGTCGAGACATCTATGTTAAGCTCTGCCATTCCCTTGGCCATGGTTTTGACACCCATCCCAAACTCTTCAGCCGTTTGCAGCGTTATTTTTGAGAATTCCTCGATTGCCCGGCCGACATCCTTTCCGCGGAGCTCAGCAATATTCATCAACTGGCCCATGTTTTCAGCCGTGACGCCCAAACCTTTTTGCATCATCGTAAGCTGCAAGCCTGACTCTTGGAAAACCCCTTTCAATCGCGTGAACGATTCACCTGTTCCTTGAGCCAATTCGTTTACAGCCTTGAGTGCCCCTGCAATTCCCTCAGCACCGAAACCGAAAACACGAGTAACACTCAATCCAGTTCCGGCCAGATCTCTTGCTGATTTGCTAATCGTGTTTAGCTGGCTTGCGACAGCTTTTCCTGGCCCTGTGGCAATATCACCGAAAATGTCTCTAATTTCTTCGAGTGCGTCGGCGATTGCGG